TCTCACGACTATGGATTGAAGGTTGCTAGGGCTATTCAAAACGAATGGTTCTCTAGTAATTCTGGAGCCACACGTTTTAGAAGCAACCAGAATACATTCCATAATTTAAGACTGTATGCTCGCGGCGAACAAAACGTGCAAAAGTATAAAGATGAATTATCTGTAAATGGAGATTTGTCTTACCTCAACCTTGACTGGAAGCCTGTGCCTATTTTATCTAAGTTTGTAGATATTGTTGTTAATGGCATTGCAGACCGATCTTTCGACATTAAAGCATACTCTCAGGATCCACACGGGGTTAATAGACGCTCCGCTTATTTAGAATCAATTATAAGAGACTTACAAACAAAAGAAATTAGCGATTTTGCTCGTGAAGAGTTTGGTATTAATCTTTATGAAAACGATCCAGCTTCTTTGCCTGAATCAAAGGAAGAGCTAGAATTGCACATGCAGCTTTCGTACAAGCAAGGCGTTGAAATTGCGGAAGAGATTGCTATTAACACGCTTTTAGACGGGAATAATTATGATCTTACAAAACGTAGGCTTTATTACGATTTAGCAACACTTGGTATTGCGTCTGTTAAAAACCGCTTTTCGGAGGCTGAAGGAGTTGTCGTTGAATACGCTGATCCCGCGTATATGGTTTACTCGTATACGGATTCACCGTATTTTGATGATATTTATTATGTTGGTGAGGTTAAGTTCTTACCTATTAATGAGCTTAAAAAGCAATTTCCTGAGCTAACTGACGAACAGCTAGAAAAAATACAAAGCCAAGGCAGTAAAAACTACGGTCGAGGTTTTGACCAGGGGCTACTAAATTACGATCAAAGAGATAATAATACTGTTCAGGTATTGTACTTTAACTATAAGACGTACATGAACGAAGTATATAAGGTTAAAGAAACCGCGACAGGTGCCGCAAAAGTGATTGTGCGTGATGATCAATTTAATCCACCCGCAGAATCCGAAGAGTTTGGTAAATTAAGCCGTTCTTTAGAGGTTCTTTACGAAGGCGTGCACATTATTGGCACAGACATTTTGCTTAAATGGGAGATGGCTAAAAACATGATGCGACCAAAAAGCGATTATGCTAAAGTTAAAATGAACTATAGCATCGTTGCTCCCCGCATGTATAAAGGTAGAATTGAATCTATCGTTAGCCGTTGTACTGGTTTCGCAGATATGATTCAAATTACACATTTGAAGTTACAGCAAGTTTTAAGCAAGATGATGCCTGACGGTGTTTACATGGACGCTGATGGTCTTGCTGAAATTGACTTAGGTAATGGTACAAATTATAACCCGCAGGAAGCGCTTAACATGTTCTTCCAGACGGGTTCTGTTATTGGTCGCTCATTCACCAGTGAGGGCGACATGAATCCGGGCAAAGTGCCTATTCAACCTTTGCAAACAGGAGCGGGCGGCCAAAAGCTGCAAACACTTATTCAGACATATAACTATTATTTGCAGATGATCCGTGACGTAACGGGTCTAAATGAAGCACGTGATGGCTCAACGCCAGATTCAAGAGCATTAGTAGGCGTCCAAAAATTAGCCGCAGCAAACTCTAATACCGCAACGCGCCATATTCTTGATGCTGGTTTGTTCTTAACAGCGGAAACTGCGGAATGCTTATCGTTGCGTATATCAGATATTATTGAATATCATCCCGCGGCTGAAGCATTTATACAAAAAATTGGAGGCCATAATGTAGGTATATTAAACGAATTGTCAGACCTTCATTTGCACGACTTTGGCATTTCACTAACGCTAATGCCGGATGAGGAAGAAAAGCAATTGCTAGAAAATAATATTCAAACAGCATTGTCCGCTGGGCTTATTGACTTAGACGACGCTATTGATATTAGAGAGGTGCGGAACTTAAAACAAGCTAACCAGCTTCTTAAATTACGCCGTAAGAAAAAACAAGAGCGCGATCAAATGATGCAACAGCAGAATATGCAGGCGCAAGCGCAGGCAAATGCACAAGCGCAGCAGGTCGCGGCGCAAGCGGCGATGCAGAAAGAACAGGTTAGCATGCAATCAAAAGCACAGCTTGAGCAGATTAAAGGCCAAATTGAGCAAGAAAGAATGAAAGCTGAAGTTGTAGCTAAGAAAGAATTGATGGAGCTTGAATTCCAATACAACTTAAAACTTAAGGGTATGGAAACCGAGGCTACTAAAACAACTGCGCAGCAAAAAGAAGATCGCAAAGACGAAAGAACAAAAATACAAGCTTCTCAGCAAAGCCAATTAATTGAGCAAAGACAGAAGCAAGCGCCTCCAAAAAACTTTGAATCCGGAGGTAACGACATTATGGGCGGTGGTTTCGGTTTAGGAACCTTCGATCCTAAGTAATAATAAATACATATAATTATATAATATCTTATCATGAGTGAAGAAACTACTAACCCGATGGGCATCGATGATGATGGCACCATCAAAATAGACCTGCGACAAAATGCCGTTCAAGAGCAAAGCACAGATGAGGTTCCTGTACGCAACGAACCCGCAGTTAGCGAAGAAGTACCAGTCAAAAACCTCGAAACAACAGCTGAAGAACCTGCCGGAGAGAACGCCGTTCAAAATGAAGAGCCCGTTCCCAATGTGCAGCAAGAAGCACTAGAGGAAGAGCCTGTTCTAATGGAAATTACCGAAGAGCAGGTTGAACTAGCAACAAATCAACTTGACGAGGAAGTCGCTGAAGCAGTAGCTGAATCGCAAGAGTCGGGAATTGAATTGCCCGAAAACATTCAGAAAGTTGTGGACTTTATGAATGATACAGGTGGCACATTAGAAGACTATGTGCGCCTTAATACAGATTACTCGCAGCTAAACGAAGATCAGTTACTTCGCGAGTACTACCAAAATACTAATCCACATTTAGACAAAGAGGATATTGATTTTATGCTTGAAGACAAGTTTTCTTATGAAGAAGAGCTTGACGACGAACGTGAAGTCCGCCGCAAAAAAGTTGAGCGCAAACAAGCATTAGCAAATGCTCGCAATCACCTTGACGACCTAAAGTCTAAATACTACGATGAAATTAAAATGGGGTCACGTTTGACTCCAGAACAGCAAAAAGCAGTTGAGTTTTTCAACCGCTATAATAAAGAGAGCGCAGAAGCGGCTGAGGCTAATAAACGACAGACTCAGCGCTTTTTATCAGAAAGCGATAAAGTTTTTAGCGAAAATTTTCAAGGGTTTGATTATAACGTTGGAGACAAGACTTACCGCTTTAAGGTAAAAGATGCAGGGCAGATTAAAGATTCACAAAGCAACATTAACAACTTTATCAAGAAGTTCTTGAACGAAAAAGGGGAAATGACTGACGCTAAGGGATATCATAAATCGCTGTTTACAGCCATGAATGCGGATCAAATTGCACAACATTTTTATGAGCAAGGCAAGGCCGATGCGGTTAAAAATAGTATAGCAGCAACCAAAAACGTTGACATGAATCCGAGAGGGGTTCACGAAAAAGTTACAACAGCAAACGGTTGGTCTATACGTGCGTTAGATTCTAATTCAGCAACCTCTTCTAAACTCAAGGTTAAATTTAAAAAATAATTCATTTAAAAATAATTAAGAAATGAGTTTTGCAACTACGCCAGATACTCTGGCAAACTTAGCTCACCTTACTCCTCGCCCAGTAAAGGCGGCTTACGGTGACAACTATTTGAACTTTGCGGCTGATGACTTTGGTCAATGGACGCAACAATTCCTCCCTGAGGTATACGAAAAAGAAATCGAGCGCTACGGTAACCGTACTGTTTCTGGTTTCTTGCGCATGGTGGGTGCTGAAATGCCTATGGCTTCTGATCAAGTTATCTGGCAAGAGCAGGGTCGTTTGCACATCGCTTATGATGAAATTGCTGTAGCATCAGCCTCTACTTTGACATTCACTTCAGGTCACTTGATCGGCGCGGGGATGACTTTGGTATTGAACAATGGCTACACTACACACAAAGCTTACGTTTCAGGTGTATCTGGCGTTACAGTAACTGTTGAATTGTACGACACTTCTGATGGCAACTTGCCTGCAGCTTGGGTTGGCAACACTCCGGCTACTGAATTGAGCGTGTTTGTTTACGGTTCTGAGTACGCTAAAGGTTCTAGCGGTGCTGGTAACTCTATCGGTGCTTCTTTCACAACTTTCAGCAACAAACCAATGATCCTACGCGACAAGTACAGCGTTAAGGGTTCTGACGTTGCTCAAATCGGTTGGGTTGAAGTTACTTCTGAGGCTGGTACTTCTGGGTACTTGTGGTACTTGAAGTCTGAGCACGAGTCTCGCTTACGCTTCGAAGACTACCTTGAAATGAGCATGGTTGAAGCTGAAAAAGCACAATCAACTATTACACCTGCAACTGCGCACGGTACTCCGGACGCTAAGATTGAAGGTTCTCAAGGTTTGTTTGCTGCATTGGAAGAGCGTGGGTTGGTATTCAACGACAACAACTTTAACGGAAGCACTAATGCATTTACTGGTATCGACGAGTTCGACTTGATCTTGAACGAGCTAGACAAGCAAGGTGCTATCGAAGAAAACATGATGTTCTTGGATCGTTCTACATCTTTGCACATTGACAACATGTTGGCGCGTATCAACGCTCCACACGGATCAGGTGCCTCTTTCGGTGTATTCGAAAACAATGCTGAAATGGCATTGAACCTAGGATTCTCTGGTTTCCGTCGTGGTTCTTACGACTTCTACAAAACTGACTGGAAATACTTGAACGACTCTGTTACTCGCGGCGGTATCGGTGATATCCAAGGGGTAATCGTTCCTGCAGGTACTTCTACAGTTTACGATCAAATGATGGGTCAAAACATCACTCGTCCATTCTTGCACGTGCGTTACCGCGCGTCTGAGGCTGACGATCGTCGTTTGAAGTCTTGGGTTACAGGTTCAGTTGGTGGTAACTACACTAGCGACGCTGATGAAATGAACGTACACTTCCTTTCTGAGCGTGCACTTTGTGTTCAAGCCGCTAACAACTTCGTATTGTTGAAGAAAACTCAAGCATAAGCTGAGTTAATATAATATTGCCCTCGGCTTCGGCCGGGGGTAATTATTACCTTTATTTAATTTTATTATATCATGGCAGAAGCTAAAAAACCTGCGGCTAAAAAAGCTGCACCAAAAGCTACAGCACCCGTTGTTGAAGCTCCGGCGCCAAAAGCGCCTAAATGGGAATATAAAGATCGTTTGTATGAATTAACCTCAGAACGCCGCCCGTTAGTATTTACAATTCCAAGTGTGCACTCTCAATTGTCACCTCTACTTTATTTTGATGAAGAATTAGGTTACAACAGAGAACTGCGTTATGCAACGAACCAGCGGAGCTGTTTTGTTGATGAACAAGATGGGAATGCTACATTAGGCAGAATTCTTATGCGTGACGGTATTTTAAGGGTACCTAAGGAAAACGTAATTTTGCAACAATTGTTATCACTGTATCACCCATATACTAAAAAAGGAATTATTAAGGAATACAATCCAGAGCGCATTGCTGAAAACCAAACGGAGTGGATTGAAATGGAACTTGAGGCAATGCTTGCTGCAAGATCTATGGATATTGATGGAGCTGAAGCAATATTGCGCGTAGAAATGGGATCTAAGGTATCTCAGATGTCTTCTAAGGAGATTAAACGCGATGTGCTTGTGTTTGCACGTAATCGACCTGGTTTGTTCTTAGAACTCGCGAATGACGAAAACGTCGGGTTGCGAA